TTGCGACCACGCACACTGTCAGCCGCATCAAGCGACCAGCAATCAATCACGCCACCGGTGATCAGCTCGACACGATGTTCCTGTTTTGCCACGCGCGTTTGTAACGGCTTTGTCGTCTCCACAATCTCTTTCCAGACTTCAGCAAGCATTTTATAGGTGGGACTGAACCAGCTAACCGGATAACCATCAAGCACCTTGTCAATTATCAGGTCAATGCCCAGCATCGTCTTGCCAAACCTGCGCCCACAAGCCAAGACATTGAACCGCCGCGCCTCATCGATGATCTGCTGCTGCGCAGGATGGAGAGAGGGAAGTACCACCTCGATCGTTTTACTTGCGGCGGTCTTCACGTCTGATCACGACCTCCACGCTGCCGGAATGGCTCTGGTCGGCGCGTTCGATATATCCGCGCTCCTGGCCGATAGTCTTCAGCGTGAAGCAAACGGCCCAGCCCTGCTTCTCACGCACGGCAGCAAGCAATGCATTCTCGGCTTCGTCAAGCATTGTCTGGCGTGAGTCATCGAGGATCTGCTTCAATTCGGGATTTGCGTTGACGTGCTGATGGATTGCATTGCGGGAGATGCCCATGGTCCGGGCAGCATGTGAGATATTGCCGTTTGATTCTTGGAGAGCCTGCTTGAGCTTCTCGTCGTCAACACGCTCATTGGATGGCCGCACCGGGGAACGATGCTTGCTGGCCTTCTTGGTTGATGTTGTAGCCTTCTTCTTTGTTGTCATAACTGTTAACGCTTCATGATTTCATCGATCTTGTTTTCGATGCGGTCAAGCCGGGCCTCGAGGCCCTCCAGCTCCTTATCAAAAGCTCTGGTAGTCACCAAGTGCCGCATCTCTTGACGTATCTCCTCGACCTCTTTTCGGCTGGCAGAGTATAGCGATTTGACCAGCCACCCCGCCACCAGTGCAATAATGCTTGATATCGTCACATCAACGTATTCTTTCTCTACCATCGGGGTCACTTTCTCGGGGATCATTGGTTATTGCCTGTGTAGTTGGTGGGCTGGCGGTTCCGCAGTTCCCCGGCGTGAGGCTATACGCCCAGCGGGAGCCAGCCCCTATGCCGGGGATTTGTGAAGACTACGCTTTGAGCTTGGCCAGCAGGTCCGCCGCCTTCTGCTCGTTCGCCGCAATCTGGAGACCGGCCTCCTCGAGCAGCTGCTCCGGAGTCTTGCCGGTTCGAGCTGACTCTTTGAGCAGCTCGTTGATGATCAGCAGGATTACGGCCGGGAGAGTGTTGAGAGTGTCGATCAGGTTGTTCATTTACCCTCCTTCACCAGCTTGACGGTTTTAACCAGCTCGCCAAGAGTGGCGATTGTTGCGCTCAGGTTGGCCGTGAGAGCGTTGATCTGCGTCTTCTGAGTATCAGGCAAGGACAAGACCCGCGGATCGTTGGTAAGCGTGTTGACGACGTTGGTTGAGCTGGCCAGGATCGCCAGCAACTTCGCCTGTCCGTCACCAGTGAGGGCAAGCGTCCCGTCAGGCTGGACGTAAGTCTTGGCCTCCGTCACCAGCTGGCCGTTAAGGGTGTTGATCTGGCGCAGGACCGTGACGATAGCAACGCCGGTCTCGTTGCTCATCTGCCCGGTCGACGTATACTGATCGACCAGGATAAGGCCCGTCCCGACGTACCCGGCCACCCGATCAGTAGTCGCGGCAAACTGCTTGCCTTTGTCGTTGCAGGCTGTCCCACTCAGACCGATGAGGACGACCAGTCCAAGGATGATGTTTCGCACGTTACTGCACCTCCGGGATTGGCGACTTCTTCAGATAGGCCGCAGCCGCAATAATGGCCGACGTTGTTGCAACGGTGAGCAGCTTGTTGATACCCTCACCCAGATTGAAAGTGAGCGGATCAGCGATCATCAGCGTAACCGAGTTGGCGACGCCGCCGATCACTGCCGCAATCAGACCCTTTACCCATACCACAGTATTCATCTACAACCCTCCAGATAAAAAAAGTGGTGGCGCAAAGGCCACCACCGACAGGAAGAACAACAACAATTCCAACTTTGCACCGGAGTCATACTATCACGGCAGCATTATTTTTTTGGTGAGCTCCCATCTGGCAAACTGTAGTAGATCCGCGCTGGCCCTCGAGCACCTGGGACGCGCTCGTCCAGCTCCTGCCGCCTGACGCTTAGCGTGCCAGCCTCAACCATCCTCGAGAGCCACACCCTCACCCGATCGCGATGTTCACCCAGCATCTGTGCAATGGGGTCAAGCTCGGTCAATCCTGCTTCGCTGATGGCATAGACGATCCGGTCGGCCACGGTCTGTTCAGGAATCTCCAGAGCATACTGGATCTCCTCGAAAGCATAGAGGATCGCCGGAGCGGTGACAGCCGCCACGCGGATCAGCTCCCGCCCTGCCTGCTGGTATCTGTGCCAAGCATCAATGACAGCGGGATTGTCCGCAATTGCGGGTAGGGAAGTGGTGATGGGCGGGGTTTGCTTGTCGGCGATGAGTCGCTTAACGTCGCGAACGGAGAGGCTATTTTCGGCCGCGGCCTCGAGGACCTCGAGCGGCTGGTCGGCTGAGGACGCCACGACATAATGACTGAATTGCAGATTAGGCGGACGCACGCCAAATTCCTGCGCTAGGGTATAGACCGCCCGATACTCATACACCCGTCGAGGATGCACTCCCACGGATTGAGCAAACTGCTCCACAGACTTCTCCCCGTAGTGAGTCACCACGCTGGCACAGATTGCCGCCTGTCGCCATCTCTGCTCTGTGGCAGCAGTCTCTGCATCCAGCCACGCCTGGACGTGATCTTCCCACGCGCTCGACGTGAAAACGGGCAGCTCATTGAGCCGCCCATATCCACCCACAATCAATTGCTGGTCGTCTGCCATATCACTCTCCTGTGGCAATTGCCATCTGTGGCAGGTTGCTCCACGTGTGGGCGTCGACCCCTGCCACACGAATAATTGACTCGAGAAGTGCCACCAGTGCCAGGTTCTTGCCGTCTATGGCAAGCTGACGGCATTCGTAGAGCGCGGCCGGGATCTCCCACACGTGGCTGATCGGTTCAAACGGCTTCCTGCTGCTTAGTGAATTCTGCGATGACTTGTTGCTTGAAGTTGCCATATGCTTCTTTGTCCTCCGTGATCATATCAAATACGGTCTTATGTACCCACTGGAAATAGATCGCTGGCCGCTTGGGACTGACTGCCACAGGATTACTCCAGCGCAGCCGAAATGCGTAAGTGTTTTCGCTAACTCTAACGTGATCAACACTTAGCGCAATTCCCACAGGTGGCAACTGCACGCCTTGCGGCTCCTCTGCCACCGGTAGCGGCTCTGGTGGTAGTGCTGTCTGTGGCTTGCCACCCGTGGAGATGTCCGGGATCTCGTCCGGCCATTCCACCTCGAGGTCCGGCTCTGTGTCCACGTGTGTAATCGCCGCGGGTGACGTGACCATTGCCACCCGTGACGAAGCGTGGAGAGCCTGTGCGGTTCCCCGGATCGGCTCCGGGGTCAGGCTTTTGGGGCATCATCTCGAGTCTGTGGCGCAGGTGCATAATTGCCATTCTGCACAGCGGTCGAGAATCCCAGATTGCCACGCGTGGGGAGCGGTGGTGCCATCGGTTGCGGAATCTGTGGCAATGGCATTGAGGTCTGTGGCGGCTGATTGCCACGTGTGGCCTCCCCTACGCGCTTACTTGCCACGGCAAAGAAGATGATGGCCAAGCTCATCTCCACAAAAGCAAGCAGAGCTGCCACGGTCGACACGCCGTCCGAGAAGGTCTTCTCCAGGGCTGTGGCGTCCTTCACTGATGCCCCCAGGCTCCGGGCAATGGTGCGCGTCGTGGCCCCTGCTGCCGCGGCCATTCCCAGCTCATATTTGCGGATCTGCTGGTCGTTAAATGCGCTGATGCCAATGGCCTTGGCTCCATTGTGGACCATGTACGCCGCATTTGCTGCGACGGACAGCCCAAGCAGGACCTTCATAATCGTCTCACCAGGGACGATCTTGGCGTAGAGATAAGCTGATGTCAGGCCAGCCACCGCCGCTGATGCCGCCACCCAAACACCCAGCCGTGACCCGTAGATCTGAAATCCCGCGTAGCTGATCCCACCGATAAGGATCAGATGGATGGCCAGAAACATGATCCAATCAAAAGCACTTCGTTTTTCGTTCATAATTCCTCCGTTAAAGATTAGACTTTACTCATTTTGCGCTGCTGTCTGCTGCGCTCTGTCTGTCGCCGTCGATTTTCAGCCGGGGTCACAGCATCCAAATGGAGCGGATTTTGACAGCGGGTGTTGTGACACAGATGGTCCACATGATAGCCAGGTGGAATTGGAGCCACAAAAAACTCATACGCCCAGCGATGAGCATTCACCCAGCCGCCATTGTGGGAAATGCGCCCATAGCCCTTTTCGTCGCGCCGTCCTGTCCAATTCCAGCAGCCTGACTGACGGTCCAGCTCGACACGCTGCACAAAGTTGTCGTATAGCTGTTTTCGCATCATACTCTCGCCGTCGTAATGCCCGTCTGTCCCTGATATTTGCCATTCCGATCCGCATACGTGACCTCAGGGGTCATATCAATAGGCAGCATCAGCAGTTGCGCGATTCCCTCTCGAGCGTAGACCCGGAGCGGGAGTGGCGTGGCGTTGTGCAGCTCGAGCACAAGCTGACCCGTCCATCCTGGCTCGAGGGGTGTCGTGTTGACGATCAGGCCACACCGCGCATAGGTGGACTTGCCCACCACCAGCCCCAGATGATCGCGGGGGATGGTGATCGTCTCGAGGGTCGCGCCAAGCGCATAGCTATACTCCGGCATCAGGTAGTAGTCACCACCGGCAAATTGTTTCAACGGCACATCGGCCAGCTGACGACGCTCAAACCGCTTGGGGTCAATCTCCTCGGCGAACCCATAATCGAACCGCTGCAAGCCACCACCCCACAGCCGCAGGTCATACCCTGCGGAGCTGGTGCCGTAGCTGATGACACGTCCCACCTCAACCGGACAGGTCTGCTCCTCGCGTACCTGTCCCGGCTGAAAGTCCGTCACAATATGCGGCCCGTAATGCCTCCACCATCTATCACCTCGTATCATTGTTACCTCCGTTTTGTTTCGTCCTACAAATTTCTGACCCGTTTCAAGTCGGCTCGATAACAAGCCTTTGAGCAATAATGGTGTTTGTTTTTGCTCAAGCTGGCTGGCCGCATGAACTCTATCCCGCATTTCTCGCACTTGCAAGAAATACTTGTCAGCTGACTAATAATTCCATTGCGAGTTTTGGCCGCGCAGCTGTTAGAGCAGAAAATCTGCCGCCCATTTTTGATGCTGGACTTGACGTCCGCCAAGGCGCGACGAAATTGCACCCCGCAACCCTCACAAACTACGTCGGTCATAGTCCTAATCCGATGTGCCTCAAACTGCTTCAGCCGCTTCTCCCGTCGTCGCGCCATCAATACATCCTCCGTAAGCCGCTCGTGCAACTCAAACGTGTAGGCATGCTGATTGCTGGCGTCGGCCGGATATGGTCCAGCCGATTGGCGCATTTCCCACTCTCTCCACGCAATTTCGGGGAATTTGGTGACCTTTCCCATGGTGCTGGTGCGAACTTTGGTGAGATACATCCGATCGGCAAACAGAAGGCCCATCATGTACACCTCCCAGCCACCAATGAGGAACAGCTCCGTTTCCCCGGCCTTCTCGGCATACTCCATAGCGGAGAAGATCGACCGCTGGCGGACTACGTGATCGGGCAGCGTGCGGGCAAAGTCGTCCGTCGTGGACAAGACGATCATTTTTCGCTCCGGCAACACTCGCGGCTGGGGCAGGCTTTCATAGGTGCGTCGCCCCATGACCACGTGGTGGCCGCTGGTGAGATGGCGAAACCGCTTCAAATCTGCCGCCTGCCGCCACGGAATCCGATTGTCCTGGCCGATTGTGCCGCGCTCGTCGAGAGCTGCGATAATTGAGATGATCATGCTGCCTCCTCGAGCTTGTGATATGCCTCGAGCATTGCGGCCACGTCTCCCACGGTCTCGACCACGTGATATGAGCCGCGCCAAGCATCGCGGAACTCCTGCTCTGCTGGCGTCAGCTTGCGTTGGCTAGGCGGCTTCATCCAGTCCTTCACCTCAACCAGCCAGTTTTGGCCACGATAGCCCACCACCAAATCTGGGAAACCTTGGCCCAGTGTGTGAGTATGCGCCACGCTGGCCCCGGAGCGGCGGAAAGCTTCAACAATCTCAGCCTGGTTGCGATCCACTCTTGCGTTGTATTTTGGCATTGTTCTTCTCCGTGCAAATAAACACCGTGTTTCATTTGGTGTTTCATTTCGTGTTTGATTTCGTGTTTAATTTTGGCCTTTGAGCTGTCAAGCAATCCTTGACAGCTGCGATGACAGCCATCACTCCCCCTTTGCCGCTGCGATTGCGGCTCGTGCTTGGTTGAGGACTGCGCCATATTCGATTTCCGCAGTCGCCCCTGCGCCGGCTTCAATGTATTTGATCATTCTCTCCAACGCCTCCAGCATCAGCGGCGATGCGGCTATCAATCGCGCATCTTTGCGACTCGTAACGTTGGCTACCAGTTCTTTGCCATTTTTCGCAAAGACGCCATATTCGACCTCACGCACAATTTCACGCTCAAATGGTTTTTTGACGATTTCCCACTTCTCAGCCATCACTCCCCCCTTTCCCTCTTCTCGCGGAAGTCCCTTTCATGATCGTTGTACTTGTCGAATTCCTGCCTTACACGCTGCCCGTTGGCGTCGCAGAAATACCATTCGTTTGATCGGCCAATCTGCCTGACCACGTAATCTTGATGCTCAATCGTGACCGTTCCAGTCGTCACCCCGGCC